GCCCCAACACCAAGTGATAAAGCAAGAACGGTTACAGAAACAAGGGGAACTACAACTAGCCTGGCAAGAAGGCAAATCGTTTCCCTTGAGTGTAGCCGTTGAGGCTACAGGGTTGTACCCCACACCAGCGCCAAGTAGGACAAGGCCAATCGCACCGGCCAACAGCATCATCTTCTTCTTGGTCATGTAACCTCTATAGAGTCCAGTTACCTGCGTTGTTCTCTTGCTCCAAGACCATCATCAAGGCTTTGACCGACCGGTACTCTTTGCCATTGTAGTTAAAAAAGGTACCTCGGTTAGTCTCATACACCAGGACTTCACCAACTCCGTCTGAAAACCACAAGGTACGACCCTTCAAAGTCATACGGTCTTTCGAGCGTAAGCCCTCTGCTTCAGCAGCTTCAATAAGCTCAGACTCCAATGACTGTAAAGAAGCCGCCTGCTTACGCCGATTAGCCAAAAGAGCTTGTTCAAAAGCTTTGACTGGATCACTCATTTTCTCTCCATCTCGCGCAACCATCTCCGCGCCACATAGAGGCGGGAGCATCAAAACTCTATTGTGCCTGCCAAACCAACAAAGGCTCACGTTTCATACCACGCTTGAAACTACGCACTGGCATATAAACAGGTTCCCGAGGCGTCAAGCCCACTGTCTGAGCCAGCGGGCTACACCGGTTAAAGTTAATTCTCTTGATCAAGAATTCCTTCATCCATGAGTCTGGCACGGAGATAAGCCACATCCGCAAAAGGTTCATCCTCACGGACAAGAAAATAGCGGAGCGCAGGATCTCCAAGACCTCACGCCAGTCCCTACAGTTCTAGGGGTTTTAGTGCGCCTACTACACGGAGAATCTTCCCCGTTCTGTGCATAATGGTGGCCCCTACACCCTCGCTCTGAGGTTGAAAGTCATGAGAATGTATAAAAGAGGAAAAATTGGCGCGTAGTACATCTCGAATCTTAGCACTGTCGGGTCGTCTGGATCGATTACCGCTACCATCCCGGTAAAGGCTCCCACGATTTCCGCCTGGATGAGCGAGCGGAACAACCCGGTCATCGACACCACAACTTCGTTGGTACGACGAGACAGGAACTTGGTTCCGATAAACGAATCCAAGATGGCCCTGGATTGCTGTTGTACGAAGTCCGCAATCTGAATGACCGTTGGAAGGCGCGTCAACACCGACGCCATGTTGGTTGTCAACCCTTGACGGATCCGGACAACCGGGTCCAAATCATCAAGGAGAGTGATACCTGCCACCGCTGTCTGGTTGGCGGTCACCGGATCCAAAATGCGGGGGATCCGAGTAATACCCTGGATCCTACGACGGGTGTATGGTGTTGCCACATCCACGGCGGGGGATACCACGGCACCCGCTACGGCTGCTCCGAAGAAGCTACCATCTACCAGGCTCTCGAATGTTTGCCCAACCTCATCGGTCAACGTGATGACCATCGAATCCGGGTACAACGCCACGATGCGGCTGGAGTTCAACCCCTTGGCAATCGTCTGAGCCGAAATCGGACTCGTACCCGAAGCAAATCCGATCATGCCAGTGCGTTCGGATTGGTTACGGATGTTGCTCTGGATTTCGCAGTGAGCCGTAAGGTGCGTGTACACCGCTGTACTGGTTGCAAGCGGTACCAGAATATCCGGCTTGATGCCACCCGGTAGTGGGATAGCCAACTCGTCAATAGCCGAGTTGAAAGACTGGTCAGAAGCTTGGTTCGTGTTCGGCACCTTCAAGACTTGCTTGATGATGATGAGCACCGCGCCATTCAGGATGGCCAAATAGGCCGCCAATGTGACACGATTCTCAGCAGAGGTCGTTCCGAAGTTCGCTTCGATAGTCTTGAGCTGCTGGAAAATCTTGGGCGAGAAATCCTGCTTCAAGTAGCGGTAGCTGATGAAGTAGAAGTCCCCAACCGTCGGCTCCACACCGCTTGGGTTATAGGTCGTGACCGTGGCTGTGTCATTGACCCCAACACCAACCGTGTTGGATACCAGAAGCTCCATACCACCCACGGAATACCTAGGAACCGAGGGACTCACATGGAAAGTCGGAGACACTTCCAGGGTGAAAGAACCCGCGAGATCATAACTACCCGTGGATGCGGGCAAGATCGAGAACCGAAGCCCTGTACGAGCATCCGTGTACGTCTGGCCCGGAAGACCAGTACCGGACGACCCGACTGGGGAGGTCGATGTCACCACGTAGTTGTTTGTCGCGTCTTCACCAACATCGCCATCTGTACCAGGCGTAATGTTGGTACCCGTGGTCAGATTGAAAGCAGAGTTGGTCGCGTTGACAAACCCGATGCTGGACGTGGCGGCACCCACGGTCAGAGATTCAATCTTGAGGTAGTTCTTACCGCTGATTGCTGACACATAGGCCACGGCACCGGCTGCAAACCCGGCCGTCGCCATGAGCACGTCAGCAACTTCCTGAACGTCTACCAACGTTTGACTAGCAAACTGGTTCTGGGTGAACCCAAGAACCGCGTTAGCGGACCCGATGTTAATCAGGAGGGACGAACCAGCGTCATTCGTGGTTGAGGTCAAGCGAACCTTGTCCAGGTTCGCCCCCGTACCCACACTAGCCACAGTGGCAACCACCGCGTTGATGTCCGCCACCACCGTTGCCGCTGTAACGGCACCACCGCTGGTCAGCGTGATAGAATAATCTACCCCATTGACCCGGACACTGAAAGCATCATTCAAGCCCGCCGTGATATTGAAAGGCCCTACGAGGGAACCCAACATCGTTGCCGGTTTGTTAATCGCGCCCGTAGTACCAAGAGCCGTTTGGAAAGTGCTCCAACCAAGCGTGGCTTCCACGGTACCTTGATTCACCACAACACTGGCGTTGTCATCAAAGCCGCCGGGGAGAGCCCCAGGAACCTCAAGACCCTTGACGATGAAGAAGATGTCGCCAGTGATTGGGCCAATCTGCTTGAAGCTTGCCAGATTGTTAGGTGCGGTACCGATGAAGTTGGCGTTCGCATCGATGGCAGCGTTGATGTCCGCCACGATTTGCGTAGGTGTACGGTTACCGCTGGTGATGCTGATCGGAGCGATCGTGAAACCATCAATCGTGATGTTCAACACGTTACTGGGTGACGCTATAATCGTCACCTTACCCGTATCGATACCCGTTTGGATTGGCGTCACATGCCCGCTCACCAAGTAAGCGGCGGCAGCTGACGATAAAGTCGATGTTACGTTGCCGCCGTTGACCTGAGTGGTCCAGGTGGCCGAGAACGGAGCGTAGAACGAATAGGGGCTTGCACCCTTATTCGTGAACGATGCATTCGATGCAACGGTACTCCCGAAGGTAACGGTTACAATTTCGGAACTTGGTGTACCGGAACCCGTGTGAAAGGCATCCGGGATCTGCTCAGCACCACGAGGCCATTGAACAATCTGGCTCAAAGCCGTCTTGGTTCCAAATCGTGTCTCAAACAGATTGGCGTCACGAACCGACGAGAAGACCGTGTACTGACCTGCACCAACCGGACCGGGCACCAAATTGGTCAGGATGTAGGTGTCGTCCGAAAGACGGCTGTAGTAGAACGTCGCGTAGGCGTTGTAATCCGGGGGCTGCTGGTTCTTCAATGTAAGACGACGATTGACGCCATCGATCGAAGAAACCGGTTGGGCCGCACGATTAAGTGCGTCCCGCAACGTGCGACCCGTGTAGACCTTCACAAGGTCAGGACGGTTGGTCGTCAAATCTTGCCGACTGTTGGCAACCGAGTTGTACAGGGAGAGACCCAGAGGGGTATTCCGACCATTACCCGTGGTCGGGATCTCTGGGAGCAAGAAATCCGTACCGGAAAGTGTAGCCGGGATGGTGGAGGTGTCCGTAACGCGGGTACAAGCACCCAAGAACATCTGGTCATCGATCAACGTCCCAGTGATTTGACCACCAGAGCCCGATGAACCATCAAAAGGAGTAGCTCCGGGCGAAGTGGATGCGGCCACCACTTGGAAGCTAGAGCCCCAGTTGATGACCGAGACATCTGCGCTCGGGTTAGAGACAACGAAATCCGGACCTTGGATGAAATCGTTACGACCGGGTGAGATACCGCAACGTGCTACGGTAGTCACCAGGCTGTTGGGCAGGTAGTCGAACGTGTCCTGCCACGTATTTGCCCAGTAGTTGATGGTGACCGTTGAACCGGGAGCCGGAGCGAATGGCAACGTCACGATACCGTTCGTACCATCTACCGATTCTGCAACAACTTGCGTGGTGCCAACCTTGACCACAACCTTGGTTGGATCCGTAGTCGTGATGCCACCACCAGTGCCATCCACCACCGGACGCTGAAACACACGAAAGGCCCGATTACGAGTCGTGGCTGTACCGGCCGTGAATCCCAATGGACCGTTCGCGGTACCCGTCCCAATCGTCATTCCGACCGGCGTCGTGAACTGGACGTGATCAAAACCCTGATTGTCCGTAAAGACGGAGGTAGAGAGATTCGGAACCAATGCAGCATTGATAACCGCAGTCACCGCCAACGCCGTCAAAGAACCTTGTGGCAACGTGATTGTGGCTACAATTCCGTTCACGTTGATGATGAACTGATCGTTGACACCCGTTGTGATCTCGAAGAAAGTGGGAGCCACAGGATCCGCATAACCGGGGGAGATCAACGAAGCATTTGCTACCGTGACCTGCTGCGACACGTCATCCGTAAAGGCCGTGTCGCCACGGTGGAAAAAGTACGTGACCCGCACGGCATCCGTGGGCTGCGAAGGAATCTGCAAGGTCACAAGACCCTTTTGACCTTGCACGGACCCAAGAGCCACCGGCAACCCGTTCACTGTAACGGAGAGCGTCCTGGTGTCGTTGGTAACCCGACCGAACCCCTGGCCGTCCACGATCGGGAAGTTGTGAACCCGAAACGTAGTCAGCGTGCCGTCTTGTTCACCCAAGAGCAAGTTATTTGGGTTCGTGGCATCCACGACCCAGTTGTGGCTAATGTCCTCGTTGACAATTTGTTGGTCAATCGTAGCCGAAGACCCTCGAACAATTTCAAAATCGTTCTGCTCCAGTTCCTCTTGCCCAACACCCAACAGGGCTGGGATACGAAGACCAGCAACCAGATTTGAAGCATTGGTTTCCGTCAACGTGCGTGTGTACACGCCGGGCGGTGCATAGGATAGGAATGGACCCAAGCTCATGGTGTGTATCTCCTGATGACGAAGGCTCAACGAGCCTTTAGAACTTCACATTTGATCTGGGTTTGGGGAGACTCCGATTCAGATACACATTTGGATCTTCATCTACCCTTACAAACTGATAAAAGAAGTAACGGCCAAAAGGAGGGATGCTCAGCTTTTTGCCTCTTTTGTGACTTTGAAGGCATGCCGTGTCAGTTCCCGCCTGGCCACACGCCCCACATCGCTCATGGGTTCATAATCGATGTAGTCCTTACCTGTGTGTCGTATAAGAGCTTGCGTGCCGGAATGTTCACGAGCGGCCTTTTTAACGAGATCACGCTCTTTCAACTCACCCCACCGGCTGGTTGCACTACGCCCCACCGCCTGATCAGCCGTAGGGTAGTCCTGACCATGAACCCCAGAGTTGGTTGGCTTTCCTTCCGCAAAAGCGAAGCCAAACCCCTCCATAATCAACGGAGCCGGTTCATGGCAGGAAGGGCAATCATGCATGGTGTGGATGCCAACCCGAAGGTTCCTCTCGAACCGAACGGTACAATTTGGACACTCGAAAGAGTATTTCGGCATGATCTGATCCAATCTTAATTATAAGGATCACAGGATCCTCTCGTAGTTGTTGTTACGCCCAACAATCACGGGCATCGTCGCGAAAAATAGCTTGCTCTTCACGTCCCCAATAATGGTTGAGGCACCAAACCGATCCTGAGGCGACGATTCTTTATCGCCCATAGCGGTTGTGGCGGTGACACGACTGATCGTCAACGGCAGAGGCATATGGATTTCCCAATCTGCCTGAATCGAAATGGAAAGGGACGCAGTATAGAAGTAGTCGTCCCCCGTCTCATCGTAAACTTCCTCAGCCTCGCCACCCATCGAAATGTCCGTGATTTCGATACCCTCAGTTGAGAGAACCGCACGTTTATGGGCCCACAAGTACATGAGCCCCAAATCAGCGATCTCCTCCATCTGATTTGGATCTCTAGCGATAACATCCAAATCAAAGGTCGTGTCAAACCGACCACCATAAGCTTGGGCCGTTTCAACACGATCCTGATAAACTACGATCGCTACCTTGTCCCCGACCCGTGACCGTTTACCAAAGGCCAGCACCACCCCTGGAAGAGTCGAGAAGTCCGCCTTATTCCATTGAAATGAAATTGGGCCTACGGAGGGAACGGCATACCGGTAATCGGCTGTCAAGATTGACCCAGCCGTGGAACGACCCAAAAGCTCTATAGCCCCATTCTCGTAATTCACACGATAATGAGTACCCTCAACCATCATGAAGTGACGGTTTTCCCAGATCCTTAGTGTGCCTTGAATCGGAACCCGTTGAAGCTGGGCTTCCGTCTCTATCCCTGATTCAAATCTCAATACCGCTTCATCGTTTACGGTGAGGAGCGGATCAATAATAAAGGACCCGGAGGTCTGCGAATCCTCGGGCACAGACAAAACTTCAATGTAGTAGACCCCGGGAGGAGTTGGCATAACGTCGTTGTTAGCCCTGAGACACGCCAGGTCCTCACGTACCCATTCGATTGGGTACACGGGTGCCCCGACATTAGCCAACATCACGTGGCTCATGATAGAGCCTACGAAGTTGTCGGCAGAAAGCTGAACCTTATTGGCACTCGCCCCCTTCACAACGATCCCGAACTGGGGCCGCTCCGAGAAGGCGTACTTATTCTGAATGAAGGGTACTATCTTCTCGTAAATTGGATGATTCGAGAAGCTATCCTTCAACTCTAGGACAAGGCGGCGCTTGAGAGCTTGAACGAGATAGTAATAGATGACATCACCCCGCGTGCTCTTCCATCGCGAGAACGAGAAGGCCTTCTGCGACGGAGGTCATAGGGTCTTTAGCGGATCGGATTTCGCTGATTTGAATGGGAAAACCACGCTTCTTCACTGCATCGAACTCATCGGTAAAGACTTTCATAAAGCCACCCGCCAAACTGGTCCCTCCCGATACAATGAACGGAATGGGCTCCGGAAGATCCAACGTGGCCTGAACCTTCCGAAACTGAATCGCGATGTTCTCCAGCACATACTTGATGAGTGCTCGGATGTAGAGTGCTAGTGCCTCTTCATCACGATTCTTGGGATTAGCCAAGTCCACACCCTTTTCCTTGATGGCACACATGCGAGAAGCGGTGGAACCCGTGGCCTTAGCGGCATGAGTATCGACCCAGTCGCCTCCTCTGGCTACCGAAAAGTCCATCCCTTTGACCGTCTGGTAAGCCAGAGCGATATTCCCCATCCCCGACCCAAAACTCACGGCCAAGCCAGAAAAGTTCTCAGCGGAGCATTGGCTGTAAATGATTGCCATCGCTTCATTCATGGGGTGCGGAGTGTATCCCAGCTCCGCGAGGATCTTACGGAACACCTCTTGGTGGTAAAGGATGTCCTGGTTTTCATTGTCCACTGGAACCGCTGGAACGCTGTAGAAGCAGTGCTCTTTAGGCACCACTGGCTCACCCACGACATTCGAGATAAGCAAGCTCAGGATTTGCTGAGCATCCAGTTCCCCAGCCGAGATCACACCACGACTCAAAGGGCGACGGACCTCTTGCTTGAACAGGTTCGCCATGCTCAAAGCTGCGTCCCCAAGCACAATGAGTTGCCCGTCTTTTTCAACGTAGTCAACTTTGGACAAGCGAAGCGTCTTCTTGGCCTCAATGTCCAGGTCTAGGAAAGCATCACGAATCCGCTTTGTCTCGACGCTCTTACCGTCTCCGGTTTGACGAGCGGAAACAACGTTCATAGTTCCTAGATCAAGACCACACCCTGGATTGTAATCTGATTTTTTGCCCATTTGATTTTTTCCAATTTGATTTACCCTCTTGCGCCACGAGGGGTTTGTTTTCAGCGCCTAACAATGAACTCAAGCACCATATCCGCCACTAGCTCGGTAGTGAGCACGCCGGACTTGAACGTCTGTTCGTTCTCCCCACGACCTCGATAGACACTATCCGATGAAACGAACACCTTGATCGTGTTCGAGTCTAACAAGACCAACCCAGCATGGCCCTCCAAGGTTATGTCGCTAGAATCCGTACCCTCGAAGATGAGAAACGCTAAGGATGAGGTTGGCGTAGCCACGCGGGCTTTGCTGTAGCGCTGCTTGGAGTTGATCTTCTGTGCGACCTCACCCCAGAATGCCAATTCGCCTTTCCGTTGGAAATCAGCGTAGCTATTCCCTGAAGCCTTCCGCAGAGCGTCTTCAAAAGCTTTGACAGGGGTACTCATGGGGTTCTCCGGTATGAGTACGAAGCGGTACGACCACCCTGACGTTGTTGCAGCAAGTAGAGGAACTCCTCATGCTTGTCAGAAACCCCTTGAAGCAGGTTGTCGGTGCCGTCCGTGAGCTGCCCTTTGGACTCAAGACTTCCCCTGGCATCCTTCAAACAAGCCACAACACATTGCTCAACTGCCAAACTGACCGTAACCATATCAAATGAGGTTGGCTCCTCAGAATGACTACACCACAGTTGAACAAGTCCGGAGGCCAAACGAAGTTGTGTCTTTGGGCACACAAGATTCCGACTCCCGGAACCCACAGCCCGCTCGGCTACCTGATCGATGAAACCCAGAGAATCAGTGTACAAGCGGTCGAACAACAAATGGTCCCCGTAGAAGTTTCCCCCACGAGTCTGCCAATGATGGCTTTGGTGAACGATACTAGCCGCACGCAACAATGAAACCACGGCCCCCAACTCAGCCATGGGCTCATCGAACGCCGCTACCAAACCACCCAAAATGCTGAGGTCACC